ATACCTCTTGTTCTTTTCCCCATTCCATCTAATATTCTTCCTAAATTTGATATGGCTTTTGGAGGATTTTTCATTTTTTCAAATTCTCCTCTTTGTTTCCACTCATGGGGTTTATACCATATTTCACCAAGTAAGTCGTTAAGTGTTTCTTTGTATTCTTCGGTATAATCAAATTGTAATTTGCGATTATTGTTGCTTTTAAATACTTCCTTACGTCTTATATAACTACTAATATTAGCACCACTAATAGTAATATCATACTCATTCTTCAAATATTCCACACCAAACTGCAAAGTTTCAAATACTTTATCAATATTGTTTTCATCAACAACCTTAATATCATCAATCCAAATATAATATGGTTTTCCATTTGATATACCTACTTGTTTAGAAGCATTTTTACCATTTGATGACATTTTACTACGACGAATATTTTCATCGTGTGGAACAGCTTCCAGAAACTTAAAATGACATCTTTTATGTCCTTGTAAGATATGGTCGATTTCTGCGTCACCCTTTTTTTTCTTTTTGGGATTACATTTATTTTTACAAAACTCCGTCCAATCAATCTTATCAGGATCAGAATAATACGACCAAAGCTGTAAATGATGCGGGAAAAAGTTTCGTGTAGAATCATCTACTAATGTAAGTATATATCGCTTACACTCGTTTTTGGATTCAAATATTTTCTCATTCTTTTTATTGAGTCTATACTTATCACCAAAAGGATTGATGTAATAGGGGAATTTCAAAGGAAGTGGTTTCCCGTTTTCATCTAATGCAACAAGCCGAACATCATAAGGACTAAAAGGACTTACATTGTCTTTTGTAATATGAGGAGTTCCGTATATGTAATGACCGTCGGTAATAATTTGGATGTATTCAGTCATATTTTCAGGACTATTGTATTCCAAATACGGCTTTTCAAGAGATTTTAAAATCGAAACAATACCTTTGATTAACGTTGCCATAATGTATAAATATAAATTTATAATTAGAAAATTATACACAAAAAAATTGAAAACATTTTTAGAAATTTTATAAGGAATTTTATGACGTTTTGAAGAGTTTGATTTGTGTTCATCACAAACCTAAATTATTTTTGTGATTTTCACACACGTATTTCAACGAAAAGGAAGACGAATAAGTTGATTACTATGATTCAAAATTCAAAATTCTTTTTTAAACTGTTTTTTGTAATTTTTTACTTTGTTAGGATCAATATTATATAGGTGATTGTATCCAGAATGAAATATTTCGATGAACCTGCCAGGCTTGCACAAGATCCACCGCTCATTAATCCAAAACAGATTGTTTGGTATCATATTTTTAGGGATTTCTGGAATTTTTGGTAACTTTCGAATATGTGACGACTTTGCCCACCAAAAGTTTCCGGAATAACACAGGCAATGGTTCTCATTATCAATTTTGTGATGTAAATTTCCATCGTTAACAGCATTCACACCAACAGTATCCCCTATATTAAGTAATTTAACACAAGTTTCAAAATTTTTAACAAGAAAATACATCATTATGTCAGTCCATAGCTTCACTTCATCAATTTCACGTGTGACGCCCTTCGAATGTAAATAGAATATTTTTTTATTTTCTTTTTCACGAATAACTTTTTCTCTCATCGCATTTAAGGTTAACCGCTCACAATGTTCTTTATAATTTGAGAAAGCAAATACTTTGATTTTTGAAGAACGATTTGATAAGAAATTAATATCGGAAACGTTACTACCAAGAAAGCCAATAAAAATGTTGTCGCAAGCAGCCAACAAACCAGATTTAACGATTACTTCAAATTGATATTCCACTATTTCTTTCCAATTCCCTAGAGCACAAATGTGGTAATAAACATCAATCATACTTAATTATGAAAAACAAAAAAAACGTGTGATTTTCACAATCCTAAATTTGAAAAGTGCGTTTTTGAGAGTTTAAAAATATATTTTGTTAAGTAAAATGGATGTTTTACATGAAAATCCGAAAATTCAAATTAAAAAGGACTTTTTAACAACAAGAACGTGTAATCACTTTATTAAAATTTCAAAAGATAAATTGAAAGCTGCTCTCGTATCTTCTGATAAAGGTGGAGTGACGACGCAAGGACGTTCAGGTAAAAATTGCTGGATTAAACATGATTATGATGCAACAACATTGCGTGTAGCTAAGGACATTTCAAAAATTGTAGGGCTACCTCTATGTAATGCCGAAGCCTTTCAAATAATTCATTATGATAAACAGCAAGAATACAGAAACCACCATGATAGTTGGGAACACGATCTGAGTGATAAGTCGCGTCGTTGTCTTAAATTTGGTGGACAAAGGATGACGACGGCCTTATGCTACCTGAATACACCAACAGAAGGAGGCTCTACTCGTTTCACGAGGCTTGACATTGATGTGCCAGCTGAAAAAGGAAAGTTATTAATATTTTCTAATGTTCACGAGGGGACAAACAAGAAGCATTTGTTAAGCGAACACTGTGGTTCCCCTGTAATTTCTGGAGAGAAATATGCGTTTAACCTTTGGTTTCGCGAATCCGATTTCAAGAAAATCGTTTATGATCCAGAAATTCCACCTGAAATTAAAAAAGAAGAAGAAATTAAAGATGTAAAAGATATATCAGTTCTTCATGATATATTAACAGATGAAGATGTAGCCCTTTTAAAATCCAAATATACAAAAGATATAAATGAAAAATCGAGTGAATGGCTCGATAATAATGAGCTTAAAGACATCATTGAAAAGATTATGAAAGCAACATATATTAACACAATGGATAAATTTGAAACATTAAATCTTATGAACTACCCTTCAAAATTCACACACAACTGTCATTATGACGCTTTTAAATCAGATAGATTGACGAAGGAAAGGCGGGGACAACGTCTCATCACAATATCAATTATTCTTGATGAAATTCATTACAATTTTACAAAAATCAATAAGAAATATGATTTGAAACCTAAATCAATTCTGATTTACAACAATCTCAATGGGAACAATAATGTACGTAATGAGAATATGCTAAAAATGATTGAAAACAAGAGTAATGCTAATTCAATGATAGTTCATTTATATATTCGTGAACGAAACAGAAATTGCCCTATGCCTCCACCACAACCTGTTGTTGAAGAAAAACCAGAAGAAATTGAAGATTATATGAAAACATTAAATGAAGTTTATCATATGATTTCATCTAATACTTTATCTTTAAGAGGCCATAAGTCGATGGATTTTCTAGTAAAAGAAGACTTCAATCAAGTTAAAAGCATTGGAATAAATTTAATGAAATCGAATGGTTGTTTGAATCCGGATACTTTAGCAAGAAATGATTTCAAGTTTGACGAAAAGACCCCCATTCATATTGATTCAGTGTTTAAAGAGGATGTTAGCAATATGATTACATCATATTATAAATCGAATATTGAAAATGATGTGTATTCTCTCGGTGACCGTCAGTCGAATAGATATAAAACCCGGAACGATCCAGTTTCAAGAATGTTGCATTATGAGCTTTTACCTCTTGTCGAGAAATTTGTTGGAAAACCATTGAAACCCACGTACACATACCTTTCTTCTTATGTTAAAGATGCTGATTTGCCATTTCATACAGATAATAAACAGTGCGAATTCACAGTGTCTTATTTGATAAATCGCCCAGAATTATCAAAATGGTCTATTTTTTTACACAAACAAAAAGAACCACGACCATACATAGGTCGTTTAAATTATACACCAGATAAAGATCAATGTTTTGAGCTTGATTTTGAGGGTGACAACTCTTTGCTTTGTTTTATGGGACAAAGCTATGGACATTTTCGCGAAAAATTAAATGCTGAATACTATAATATTCTTCTATTTCATTACAAACTTGCGTGAAATTGAAGAAATTTTTTATATAATATAGTTTAATAAGTTGAAATTATGCGATATGCTCAAACTGTTAGATTTAATTTGTCCACCGATCGTGAAAAAATAGATTCGTCAAGTCTCGAAGTTCAAGCAGCAATAGATCTAACAAATGCCGCAAGTGGTGAAAAAACACTAACAGGAACAGAAACCGGAGATTATCTTAATTATTTGATAGAACGTTCTCCACAAAGAGATGATAATCCCGATGGAGAGTTTATCATAATTAATAACACGAATGAAAGTATAGAATTGCTTAGTGACATCACATTTACAGAGAAGCCAGAAGTTACTGACCAAAATCCGACGCCGACTTTATCTTATCTTCGTTTAAACGGTGGAAAAATGAATCTTTTTAAAGGTGATGCTACATTACAAATCTCTGATGTTCAAAATACAGGTGATGAAAATGATGAAAATTATGTACCGCCTACACATATGTCAGAGCTAACAGACCAATCATTTTCTATGACATCGACCGAGGATACAGATAAAGAAGAAAAACTATTTTTTGATTGTAGATCTTTATCAATAATTGATACAAACACAAGTACTAATGATGTAGAAAATCGAATAGATATAGAACCAAATAAAATCAACTTTACTACAAAAACAGAAGAAATAACTTCAACAAATGTTCCAAATCCGGCTATTACAGGTGTAACTAACACGGATTATACTGAAGTTACTATCCAATTAAATGATACGCCACATGAAACAGGACCAGAGTATAAACTATGTGTTACAACCTATCTTGATGGTGTTAATTCTCAAGACCTTGCATTTTCAATGAATATAAATATTGGAACATGGTTTAGACCATCTTCCTCTAGTGACTATACACAACTTGCGTCTGATTTGAGCACATTCACAACAGGTTCAGATATTATAACTTTTTCAAAGTTATCACTATCAACAACTAACAATTTGTTTTATAGACGAGATATTAGTTCAAACGAAATTTCAATAGCATGGAAAACGAATATAGCAACTGGAATAAAATATAAAATCATTCAAATTGCTTAAAAATTTCCTTCAATTTCTTTCAATTTGTCTTCTAAAAGGTCAGAGAAACGCCCATCTTCCTTTTTACCATTTTTGAGGAGTTCATTTTCTTTCTTCAAATCTTCATTTTCTTTAATCAACTTTTCATTATCGATACGAAGGTTTTTGTTTTTCTCAATGTAATTGGCAACTTTCGCATAAAGCTCCTCAATACGCAATTCAAGCTCTTCAATTACAACCATTATGACTAATTATTTATTATTTCATAAACATATAATTTTTTTCAAAACATTTTTCAAAAAATTATAAGGAATTTTTTTATACTTTTGTTGAATTTTTCATTGGTTTTATTTATATATATGTTATATAATAATATGTTGGAATCTGTAATCAGAGATTGGGCCAAAGATAATAAAAATTTGTTGATAATATACACTATCAATATATTATTCGGTGTAATCGCAGGTTATTATCTTGTTCCGTCGATTTCTTCTAAAGTAATTGATTCAATTTCTAAAACTGGCACAATTGAAATGATGTTAATGGTTTCACTTTTCGGTGCTTACATTTTCATTTCGTGTGCGGATCTCTTAAAACGGTGGTTGGAAGACAGCTTTGTTCCTGATTTCAATATGAACATTAGAAATGAGATCTTCAGATACGTAATATCATCTTATAATAAAGGCAAAGATATTGAAATTGGCAAATTATTAAATGTAATGTCATATTTGCCGTCATCAATCCGTAATATTATGCTTGACGTATTACGTGTATTTTTACCATTAACAATAGCAATTGTTGTTATGATTGTATACTTTTTCAATCTAAATAATAATATTGCGTATGTTCAAATAGGAACACTTGCGATATTGTTGCTAAATTTGTATTTTTATGCGAAGAGACTTATAAAAGAAGCAGATGATTCAATGGACGATTATTTGAAAATTTCAGAGAAATCGAAAGACCGCATATCTAACTTAGGATCTATTTTTACATCGAATCAGGAAAAGTACGAAGTGAATCGTTATAAGAATATCAATAGAAAAAATATTGAAATTTATAGAAACTCATTAAGAGGGAATTGGAAGCTTAACTCGAGAAATGAAATATTGATTTTAACATCATTTGCCGTATTTAATTATGTTCTGTTTCAACAAGACATTCCAAAGGAAATTAAAACATCGATTTTTGTCGCTGAGATTTACTATTTCTTGAAGATATTTTCGGAATTTCAAAAGGAGATAGTTGGTCTTTTTGTTAATCTAGGAGAGTCGAAAGCGTTACTTAGATATTTAGATGAAATCGTTGAATCATTACGTGATGATGTCAATGTTAAGAAGCGTATCAAAAACGATCGTCTTCCCGCTATTTCATTTAAAGATATTGATTTTGGTTACGATGAAGATAAGTATATTTTAGAAAACTTTAATATGGAAATTTTTAAGGGAGAACGCGTTTTCTTAAAAGGGCCATCTGGGTCGGGTAAGTCTACAATTTTTCAGCTGCTTCTCGATGGAATTAAGGCGACGGATGGAGACATTGAGATTTTCGGTCGCGACAACACTGAGATGAGAGGGCACGTATTTTTGGTAGACCAAAGAACGAATTTATTTAACGAATCTGTTCTAAAAAACATTAGATACGGTAATGATTTCGTTGAAGAAAGTGAAATAGAAGATCTTATTGAAAAACTCGGGGTGAACATTTTTGAAAAATTACCAGATGGTCTTCAAAGTAAGGTCGGGATTGACGGTTCTAAGGTGTCAGGTGGACAGAGACAGTTAATCATTCTTTTACGTGCCTATTTTTCGGACGCAAAAATCATTCTTTTAGATGAGCCTATAGCATCGATAGACACTGAGAATGTGCCGTTGATAATTAAAATGATAGATGAAATAGGAAAGAATAGAACTATTATTGCTATTTCGCACAATGATGAAATAGAATCAGTATTAAATCGCGTAATAACGCTATAAATTTTTATCTATTTTGAAATAAATGGATCTTCTTAAAAATGAAATGGAATTGTTTGGAATCGATGAAAATGTTGACTTAAAAGGTTTGAAAAAAGCATATTACGAATTGGCATTGATCGTTCATCCGGATAGAAACACTTGCGTCAATAAAGAAGACGCCAATAATGAAATGAATTACATCACCGAATCGTACAAAAAGTTGAAAACGATTCTTGAAAAACGTGATTTTGAAAATGAAATTATAAATTCGAAAGACTTAAAGGAAAATTATAATGAAACATTGGACACATTTCAGTCTATTTTCTACGAAACACAGAAGGAGATTTTCAAAGAACGCAACTGGCAAAATAATGAATTTACAACAGACGATCTTGTTATAAATACAAATGATGGATTTTCTAATGAAATTGAATCTGAATATAGAAGAAATGACAATTTTGAAATAAAATATGAAGTATATATGTGTAACGAAGAGAAGATAGATGATTATAAAACTTCAGAAGAAATTATCTTAATTGAAAACATTGGAACGATGACGTTAAATGATGTCAAAGATAATTACCCTGAACAAAGTTTCCCTAATCCTAATTTAACTGAAAGACTTCCTAATGAAATTGTTAAAAAATATGAAGATGCTGACGACATTGAAAAATTGCTTGAAAAAAAACTCAAAGAAAGAGAAGAGTTTTAATACACTAGCTTGTCTAATGTATCACGCAAGTTTTTATAATTCGTGTAAATACCGAGTAACTCTTCTTTAAGTTTCTCAATTTCTTGTGTCATTCTATAATTTTCGTTTTCAAGAGACAGCATTCTATTGTTTTTCTTTATACGCGATTTCGCAGCGGAAATACGATTGTTTGCAAGCTTTTGTTTTTTCTTGAGTTCTTTTTTGAAATCTTTGTCATCGTAAAAGGCATCAAGTATCATAAGTTCAATAGAATCCATTATATAAAATCACTTTTGAATATAATTATAAGTTTCAAGGTCATTTTTTAAACATTTTCCCTAATCCAGAAAGGTTCGCGCTTTAGCGGTGAAAACAGCTTGGAAATATTATATAGGAAATCAAAAATCACATTCCTTATTAAACAAACTTTTGTTGACAAAAATGTCAAAAAATGTCAACGATTTAAAAGGTAAAAACTGGATTTTTCCTAATAGAGCGTTGACATTTTGTCAAAACTCAAAAAACAAAAGTCAGAGAGCTTTTTTTTCTGAATTTCAAATATACATAGTGTGTATCAAGATTTTTCAAAGTGTATTTTATAAGGAAATTTATGTCATTTTGAATATTTTGGTCAAATCTCATTTTTCTATTATTTTCCCATTTAGGGAGTTTTTATACCCTTTCCTTACTCTTTATTTTTATTTTTTTTCTGAATAATAAAAAATAAGAAAAGCTCTCTGATAATTAGAATCTGAGTTTTGACAAAATGTCAATGCTCCATTAGGAAAAATCCAGTTTTTACCTTTTAAATCGTTGACATTTTTTGACATTTTTGTCAACAACGTTATTTTTATTAGGGTTGTGATGAACACAAAACCTTATTTTCCAAACCTCATAAACGTTCATTAAAATTTTTATATATTTGATATGTATAATAGATAAATGCTTTTTCCAAAACGAAATAAAATCACTAAAACAAAAATAAAACTTGATAAAAAATACAAATATACTGACGCAGATAGGGTGAAACCTGAAGGGTTTTGGTACGGGTGTGGCTCTGAGTGGTATGACGCAGGAGTTAATGCTAAAACTCACAAATATCTTTATTCTGTTAAATTGAAACGGTCAATTTTAACAAAAGATTTATCCGAAGTCAAAAAAGGAAAAGTGTTACAAATTACAAAAAAAGATGAGATGAGAGCCTTTGATCAAAAATATGGTAAAAATTTTATTTCTAAGAATAGAAACCTTAACAATAACAACTTTCGTTTAATAAACTGGAAAAATGTCTATAAAGATTTTGCTGGACTTGAAATATGCCCTTATCAAAAAAAAAGTAAATACGGATTAAATGGTGAAACGGTTGATACTGAGATAATTTTTTGGTACAGCGGCTGGGATGTGGCTTCAGCGTGTATTTGGGACTTAAATGCTATTGATAATATAGAGTTAAAACATACTTTGACAAAAGAAGAAATTAATCAAGAACGAAAATATAAGCTTTAAACCTTACAAAAATTTCAATCGATGCTCTTTTATTAGGTTTGTGCTGAACACAAAACCATAATTTCATTTTTACTTAAAAATTCCTTATCTTTTTTTGAAAAATGTTTTGAAAAATTTTATATATTTTATAGACGGATACCCAAATGATCTGTGCGTATTCTAAAAAAAAAATAACAAATCCAGCGACAGCGTCGGATGGGTTCACTTATGAAAAATCTGTTATTTTCAATTATGTACGTAATTTTGGAAAATCCCCTATTACCAAAGAAAATTTAACAATTGAAGACATTTTATGTGAAGATGATAAAGAAGATATAGTAAATACTAATATTCTTGATAAAATTCGTATTGATTTGAACGAATATATTGATGTTTTAAAACAACCTCAAAATTTCAAGAATTTTAATGATAATGTAAAGGTATTTATCAATAAAGAAAAGAAATTATCAGTAATTTTTGAAGAAGTATCCGATGAAAATAAATCAATCGAGACACATCTCAAGCACGAATTACGTGCAGCTTTCATTGTATTAAAAGGTGTCAATGGTTATTTTCGATATGAAAATCAGAAATTATTTGCTCCCAAAAATTCTATGATGTTTCTTAACAAGAAACTTGAAATTGATGATGAAAATGAAATTATCAAATACAGTTCATATACAAATCAATTTGAAATAAAAAAATGGATTGATAATTTGTTTATAGATGAAATAGTTTCAAAACCACTTAGATTGTTATTCGGTATTGAAAAGGAAAATGAAAAGTTATTTGATAAGACGATTGATTGTCATTTTCATTTGAATGAACAGCAGAAAAAGGTTATTGATGAAATTAAAGAATTAACTGTTGTAGAAGGACCACCTGGAACAGGCAAGACAACTGTGATCTCAACGGCAGTAAACCATCTTGATACTCAAAAATTTGATAAAAAACATTATACCGTTATTTTGTCGGAGAAGAACAAGGCAATCCGGGCGGTTATTGAAAAGTTTAAAACAGATCAATATTTTAAAGTATTAGCATTTGGTTCATCAGAACAATTAGACGATTTAGTAGAACAATATCAGATTGATAAGAAGATACATAATCATCCAAATATTCAATCTATTTACTTTCAAATGAACTCAATATTAAATGAATTCAATAAAAACTTAAAAAAATTAAAGAAGATTTCTTATAAAGGTATAGATAAAAAAATTCATAGGCAATTTGGATGGGATCTTGATTTTATTCATTATAATATCAGTCATTCGAAACTTTACAGAAATTCAAAACAAGTTTGCTTTGAAATTATTGATTACCTTTATAAATTAAAAAATCAATATAAGACTTTTGAATCAAATT